CAAGCGAAAACAGAGTCCGTGATCGCAAAACAAGTAGTCGAAGTGCTGGAGGCTAAGGTTAATGCCGTTGCTATTGCAACCGGCCAATCGAAGAAAAAAGCAAACGATTTGGAAACGAGAGTTGCGGAAATCGCAGACAAGGTAGGTAGTTAAATGCCGATAGGAATTTTGTTCTGGGTACTAATGCTGATGTGGTTTTTTTTCGGTTTGTACTGGAACCGAGGCGAAATCGCAGGTGGAAACTACGGCGTCGTGGGCGGCAACTTGTTGCTCTTCGTGCTGCTGATGTTGCTTGGTTGGCGCGTTTTTGGCCCTGTGCTTCAATAGGTAAGGTTCGACGATAGCAATAAACAACAACACAAGGAGCGGCGAAGATGCCGACAAACATGGACAATTGGCCTCAGATAATTTCGGCAGTGGGATTTCCTATCTTCATGGCAATGGCAATGGCTTGGGCTATTTGGAAGGCCGCATTTTGATTTGGCACTGAGATAGGTAAGCCAGCGGCAGTACAATTCGCCGCACACTTGCATGCAGTAGACATGACATTGGAAAGTTTCGCCAAGTCTATGTCGGAAGCGTCCCGGGAAATTAAAGGGATTAGGGATGATATGAAAGGTATTTGCAAAGTCAGTTACTGTGATGTTCACGGTTGTACGTCGCGCCATACCACTGGACACGAAATAAATCTCAGGGAGGCAATGCCTGGTAAAACCTAGATCAGATTGATTTCTAGACAACCCAACACCAGTTTGGAGGTAGTAATTGATGCCAAAGAAGGAGGTATTTTGGGCAATCGCTATCCAGTTATTGTTGGTAAGTATTGCTGCCGGTGGGGATGTTATTGGTCCCATCTACCAAGATATTTCCAATATGCCGGAGTATGATCGCAAATACATGAGGTATTTGGATTTCAGCAATATACCTGTCGATAAATTGGACAAGTATTTGAAAGTCATTTCTGGGCATGTGAATGGATTGTCTAGAAAAACTCGAATACAGATACCAGTGGTGATTGCCAAGACAATGATGAGATTGGATACCCGATACTACGGTTGGAATTTGAATGTTTGGGAAAAGTTCAGGGACAATGACCTATATTTTCGAATTCAAATTCAAACCGATTGGCCTGGTGGGGTTTGGGAAGGTGATGGAAAGAATTACCCTAAAGGGGCTTTCAAGGTAAGTGGGGCCACTGGATCGTATACCGCAATGGCACCCTGGGTTGCCGAGACACCTGAGCAATTGAAGAAATTGGCGTACATCCAAAAGGAAATCGGTGATAAAGCGTTTGTCTTGCGAGCCGATTGGTGGTTCGCCGATACCGCCGCTCAGGAAGATAAAGTGGTTGGGTATTACGGTCTTTTGGAAATAAAGGATCAAAAGGACTTTGAAAACGTGGCGAGGTTCAATGTCGCCACGGCTGCTGAATTGGAACATCGAAGAGTGGTGTTGAATTCAGGGATTGCCTTGCAGCGTAGAAGAGTCGAACGTCTTGCCACAGTGAAGGGGGGACTGTGGCGGACGTTCGACAACAAGAAAGCCACCGGTAAAGGCAATCCAGCGGTATTCTTGGATGATGAGTTCACGTTTGATGCCACGGAACAATTCGCTCCATTGCCAAACGGATTGCCAGTTTGGTTCCTGGCAAACAACAAAGGTGTTCGGCAAGATAAGGCACCTGACAATATCGTCGGTGGGGACACCACCACACATTCCAACGACACGCGATTGCAAGTAGGCATCTCGTGTTGGCGTTGCCATTCAGGGAAAGGGGAAAGTGGCATCAAGGAGGTACTTTCCGCTAAGATTCGAAAGATATTCGGCAAGGATTACGATCAATTGCAGGAAATCGATCGGCAGTACATGCGAGAGTGGCAGGAGGAACTCTCCACGGATCGTAGACGATTTGAGTTGGCAATCAAAGAAGCCACTGGAATGTCTTTCCAAGAATACGGGGAGGCGTATGGCGATTTCTATAGTTGGTATGAGGATGCCAAAATAGATCTTGCTAGGGCAGCGTTGGATCTAAATTGTACCGTGGAACAATTTAAGGCAGGGATGGAAAGTCAGGAAAAATTGACGGGACAACTCCATCCAGATCTTACTGTGATTCTTTCGGGCACACTGACTATGAGACAATGGGAAGAAGTCTACCCATTGGCACAGGCTACTATTCGAGGGATTCAACCATGATTGTTCGGGCGAAATTCAAATGTACCCAAGTTGAGCCTAGCAAACAAAGTGAAGCTGAAGGGTGTGCCACGATTCGGTTATCGGCCGTTTACGGCAATGATGATCCGAATCATGAAAATACCAGTTTTTTCCGTTGGACACCAAGTGGAGATATTTGTCTTGGCATAGTCAATGTCCAAGCGGCAAAGCAATTCGAAGTGGGAAAAGAATACTACGTGGATTTCACACCATGTAATTGAAGGAGGTTCAGCCGTGAAAACGTTAGTTTCCATTGTCGCCTTTATTTCATGTGGTACCATGATATTGGCGAACGATTGTCGTGTTAGAGCCGTGGTACACGCACCAGCAGCGAGAGTGTATTCGGCGCCAATTGTTCATTCGCAAGCATACGCGGCACCAGCCTATGTGGCACCAGTGGCGTATAATAACTACGTGGCAACGTATGTAGCCGTTCCATTGGTTGTGCCAGCGTACAATGTATTCTATGGGGGGAATGACAATGGCACGAAAGATGAAATCCTGAGACTGCGGGATGAAATCAGATCCATGCGGGATACTTTTCGTGCCCCTGCTCCCGTTGCTCCGATGCAGCCACCGGTAAATGACGGACCTATTCGTGTTCCGGCGAACCTCAGTGAAGCTGTGGGGGCCTCATGGGGGGTGGGGAGACAGATGCCAAATCCGACTACCGGGCTTAGACAGCAGGGGCAAGTGCTGCACGACGGCGTGAAAATTCTCACAGCCTCGTGTTCGAAGTGCCATGATGGCACAATCGCAAAGACGAAAGGGGGTGGGGTTGTACTTACGGAAGGTGGGGTGTTGGTGGCTTTGACCGATTCCCAAATGTTGGCAATCGTTAGGGAGATTTATTCAGGCAGGATGCCTAAGGGAAGTAAACTTACTGATGCCGATGTTGGCACGGTAATAGAATGGGTTGACACAAGGAAATGAGGTTCAACATGAAACGGGTTTTCGCATTGTTCGTTCTTACCGCGTTTGGCGTTGGTATGATTGCTAGTGATGCTTTGGCAAACGACTATGGCCAAATGCAGGTGAGGCAACGCTTTTTCCAACCGGTGCGACAATACTACCAGCCTGTACAACAGGTGATTCAACAGGCACAACAGGATTATTGCCAACCTGCCCAACCTGTTCAACAAGTGATTCAGCAGGCACAACAGGACTGTCAACCTGTTGAACAGGTGTTTCAACGACAGGTGTATGCTCAACCTGTTTTTCAACGACAGGTGTTCGCGCAACCGGTAGCCTATGCTCAACCTGTTTTTCAACGACAGGTGTATGCCCAACCTGTTTATGCTCAGCCCGTGTTCGCCCAGGCGATCCAAGGCTATAGTTATGGGCAGTCTTTTCGTTCGCCGATTCGAAGTGCGATTTTCGGCGGCGGGTTCGGTCGTGGCTTGAACATCAATATCGGTGGGGGTAATCAATTCCGCCAACGCGGGCCGATAGGCAACGTGAACCGTGTCGTGGTTCGCCAGCGATTGCCCCGCTGAGTGAGTAATCCATCCTAGCAATGATCCCTATTGGGCGATTGGGGCATTGCGATGGGTTGGACGGGTGGCGATTCAGAAATGGGTTGCCACCCCGTTCTTGATTCTTTGCAAACTGTTTTGGTTCTTGATTGGTTGGTGGTTGCTTTTTGTTGTTCATGGGGAGGTAAAAAATGGACACGTTTTTAATGTGGTGTGCACCGTGGCTTTTACTTGGGGGTCCGGCGATTTTTGTCATCGGGCATGCGGTCATTTACTGGGTGGATCGCCGAAGGCAACAGGTCTGGGATCACACGGCGAGAGCGTTTCACAAGCAGCGAAAGGCTCTTTCCTCGGCGTTTGAAAATGGCAAAAAGGAAGGCATCGCTCAGGAATTCGCTCGCCTCGAAAAATTGCGAACCCTCGAAGAACCCGCCCCTGTTAAGGCTTGCCGTCGGCGGCGAGCAGCAGGTAGATTCCAACGGCGTGCGTCGTCCAACATTTGTATTCGTTCAAATCAGGGGTAAATTCCATGGCAAAAAGAAAATCGCTAAAGTCTGGCAAGAATGATTTTCAGGCTTGCTCGATTAAGACGCTTCCCGAAGAAATTCTAATTGAAGCGTCAGAAACAGCGGTATTCATAAATCCTGCCAACGCGGTTGCGATCATGGCGGCGCTTGGCTTTGGTTTCACGATGCTGCCACCTGCCTACATCGCGGCAATCACCAGTAAATACTGGGGTCCAAAAGTCATGCTGACGGTTGGCTTCATGGAGTCGATCACCGATGAAATCGCCAATAGAATCATCGGCTATATGAACCGTTGGAAAGATCGGGGTGCGTCGGTACTCTTTACCCGGACGAAGACCGATCCCCAAGTTAGAATCACAAGATCAGGCGACGGGTACTGGTCTTATCTTGGTACCGACATTCTGCACGTCCCAAAAAATCAACCTACGATGTGCCTATCGGGAATCACGATGCGTACTTCGGATGCCGAATGCGAGAGGGTGATCGTCCATGAGGCAGGGCACACTTTGTCCTTCCCTCACGAGCATATGCGTAGGGATTTGGTGCAACTTCTAGATCGTGAAAAAACTATTGCCGAATTCATGCGGACCCAAGGCTGGTCTAGACAAGAAGTAATCAATCAGGTATTGACACCACTGGATGAAGCCTCACTTATGTCTACGCCAGTCGATCAAGATTCCCTGATGTGTTACCAAATTCCAGGGAATTGCACGAAAAGCGGACAGCCTATTAAGGGAGGGTCCCGTCTTAGTGAATCCGATTGGACTTTCGCTGCCAGGAGCTATCCGCCATCTACGGGACCGATCGATCCACCGCCTACGGCTAGGCGTCTTGTAGTTGAGTTTACCGGCGATTATAGAGTGCTCACCGCGTAAAGAAACCAATAACGAATCGAGGTGACGCATGGAAACCGCTCTCGCTTTTTCCCTGGCAATCTCCCTCAGTACGGCAGCCGAAACAATGGAGTTGTACCCTCAATTCCCAAGCTACGGCGATTGTGCGAAAGTGGTGGCGTGGTGCGTGAAAGAAACTTGCGACATCGACCACGAAATCACGCGCGCGCAAAGTCTGCTATCCGGCTGGGATTTAGAGATTGAGTTGCCCGCAATAAATGTTCTTCGTGAGCGGCAACGAGGACTAAATGAGGCCCGTGAGGTATGGTATTGTGCCTGGTGGCTCAAGACTGTGCTCAGTGAAACTTATCCACTGTTCGTGCAAACAGTGCACCACAAATTGAGATCCATGCTTTCCGAGGACGATTTCGAACGGGGGCGGCTGCCGCTGCCATACGCACGATAAAACCGGATTGGCGGGCCGGGTAATTCCCGCCGAAACTGCAATAGGAGAGGATTTACCTATGTGGTTCAACTCATTGAAGTGGGTTGCGATTTTCGCGGGTGTTGCCTTTGCCATTATTGGCGTTGGCGCAGTCGCCCTCTTTCACGCGGTCTCGATAGGGACCGTACCTGTGTCGGTCGTGGCTGAATGGTATGCCTGGGCGAATGCTTGGCACACCTACCTTGCTGGGTTCGCTGGAGCTTACCTTGTGTCGGGACCATTGGCCCGATTTGGCGTGCCCGCTCTTTGGAATATGGCGTGGTCTCGCGTGATTGCCGGAATGCAATCGGTGATGAAAGCCGCGCAGCCTCCCGCTGTAGACATGGAAAAGATGGTGAGGGAGATCGTGGCTGCCCAACTTGAGCAAGCCACTTCACCAAAAATCGTGCTGCGTTAGTCAGCCATTAGAGGTACCGACTGTAAAGCCGGTACCTCTATCTTTCAATATCCAAGTGATCTCCGGGCAGATGTCGCCTGAGGTGTTGCAGGTTCGTGGATGTCTGTCCCGGAGTTTTTTGATGCGACATTAGGTTTACGTCGTATTTGGGAATCGTTCATCGATTATACCAATTCTCTTGTTCTAGGGAGGCTGATCCTTTATAATCTACGAAAGGGAGGGAATTTGCATGGCACAAGAATTTCAAAATATCCGCTTTACCTTGAATGCTGCGGCAAAAGTGCGGTATTCGAAGTTGGAAGGAAAAGACTATGCCGTGGTGCCCACGGTAATGTTGGTGGAAGGGGTGCATTACGGTAACATGGGTCCATTGTTTTATCGTGGCTCCACAATTGGTAGAAACACGGAAAACTGGAACCACAAACCGGTGGTGAACTATCATCCTGAAATTGCCGGAAAAAAAGTCAGTGCGGCGAATCCAGCGATTCTGGAAAAGCAACGAACTGGGTTTGTCTTGAACACCCAATATAAAGCCAAGTTGAAAACCGAATCTTGGCTTGATATTGCCAAATGTGAAATAGTGGACGTTCGCATTATGGAGCATGTTCGAAATGGCACGCCGATGGAAGTGTCCACTGGACTATCTTACACCCCAGACAATAAAGTCGGTGTTTGGAATGGTGAAGAGTATTCCTCGGAAGTGATTGAAATAGTCCCAGATCATCTAGCGTTATTGCCAGATCAAACTGGGGCTTGCAGTCTCAAGGATGGTGCCGGTTTGCTTGTGAATGTGGCGGATGATTTTCCCCCACAATTGAGCCTGGATTTCAACGCTAAGATAAAAGAACAGTTATCGGCATTGAGATTGATGGTTCAAAATGAAATGTCCAATGACGATTTGTTTAGCGCTTTGCTGCGAACCGTCAGAGCCAGTTTGGAAACATTTGGTATATCTTGGGATGGATATATCGTCGATGTGTTCCCAAAGTTCGTGGTGTATTCGTCCCGTGGTACTTTGTACAAAGTCGCCTATAAGGCAAGCGATATGCAGGCTACCTTATCTGGCGATCCCGTAGTGGTCGTTCGAAAGTACAGTTATGTTACCGAGAATGGATTTTCAGTGAATGTCGCTGGTGATCCCATTCCAGAACTCCAAAAGGAAGAAATCAAGATGGCAACCAATCAGTTTGATCCGAAGCCTATTGTGGATGGCCTTATCCTTGCCAATGCTTTCCCCGAAGGTGATCGTGAATTTCTTATGACCCAGCCGAAAGATCGATTGGATAGATTCGTGGAAATGGTTGCCAACAAGAAGGTACCTGTTGCCAACACTGTTCTCAAGGAAGTGGTCATCACGCCACAACAAAAGAAATCGAACGATGTCGCGGCGTATCTGTCCAATAGCGATATGCCACAGGAAATGAAGGCATTGATTTCTAATGCGCTGGTGCAACAGGAATCGCAGAAAACCAAATTGGTGGATGCCATTCTTGCCGTGCCTACCAATCGTTTCCAGAAAGAATACCTTGTTACTGCCGATGTTCAGGTGCTTGAAGGCATGCTTGAACTTGCCACCAATTCGCAACAATCTCACCAATCAAATGGTGGTGGGTCGTTCTTCGGTGCCAATACGGGACCTTCCATTCTGACACCCAAGAAGCAACAGGCAGCCAATTCTGCCAATGACGATTTCCTAGAGATTCTCGAAACCCCGTAAATTGTCGGTTCGTTGTGTGTTTCAAATTCAATTGCTAAAAGTTTGGGAGAGATCTATGTCGCGTCAACAGATTGTGGTGATCGGGGATCTTTACACCCGTCACGAGGAAAAACAAGCGGCGGAAGCATTGAAGCCTGGTCACCTTATCATGGGCACCGCTGCCGGTAAGTTCCAAAAGCATAATGTGGCAGGTGGGAATTTCACTGCCTATGTCGCCAAGGAAAATGGATTGCTTGGCAAGACGAAAGTCGATGCGTATGCCGTGGACGATATTGTGTTTGGGCATCGAATCAACAAAGACAATGTTGTCCAGATTCGAATCGCCGCTGGAGCAATCGCCCTTCTCAAAGAAGATGCGGTGGTTTCTGCTGGTGATGGTACCGTGATGAAACGTTTGATTGGGGAAGGCAATCTTTATCAAAACGTCGCGGCTTCGGCGAACGTCACCAATACCACTGTGGAAACCGCGTTCGACAAATCCTATACCATCCCTGCCAAATCTTTGCGGGTTGGGGATGTTATCGATGTTGAGGTGAGGGTATCCGCCCCTACCACGAATAGTACGGATACGCTGACCCTCAAACTCAAGATTGGCACCACCGTACTGGTTGCCACTGGTGCGGTCAATGTTGCCGATGGTGATGTGGGCATTCTTCGTGCCCGCCTAACTATCCGCACTATTGGGGCTTCGGGTACATTCGTATCGGATGGTGAGTGGGCTTTGGGAGTTCCAGGTACTGCGGCATTCAGTCCGTATGTTTTGGCATCTACTGCGATTGACACCACTGCCACGCAAGCTATCACCGCTACTGCCACGTGGTCTGTGGCCAGTGCCAGTAACATCGCGGCTTTGCAAACATTGGGAATCGGTTTGGAGAGGACTGGCGACGTGAACGACAATGTAATCGGATTTGTCCATGAGGACGTGGACAACAGTGCCGAAATTGTTGAGGGTTTCGCGATGATTCGCGGAGCCTAGTTTTTGACTGAATTTGTTTTTTAATCCACCAAAACAAAATGAAAGGTACGAATAGAATGGCACTCACCAAGATTGGACTTGATTGCTTCAATACCAATGGCGCTGCCCATGGACTTGTTGCCAATCAAATCGCGAATAGTCGATTCAACGTGGGGCGCATGCGTCCCTTCGTTGGTAACGATGGCAACAGTTATGTCAGCCTTTTCCAAGGGTACAAAACCGACCCAAAAACTGGGAATTTCACGACCAATGAGAAAGGGGAAAAGCAAAAGCAATACAAGACGTTTGCCACCAATGCCGATTCCCTTCTCAAAAGGGACGAATGGATTCAAATCGATAAAGCCGTGCGGGAAGTCGCGGTGAATGAACTTCGTTTGGTGAAAGACTTGGTGGACAAGGGTCTGACCTACGACATTCCCAACGGTCTTGGTAAAACCGTCATGGAATGGCAGCGCATGAGTCGTGCGGGCAAGGCCCAGATGAGCATGGATGGTTTGCAGCGTGGGGAATCGGATCGCCCGGTGTACGATTTGGTTGGGATGCCGTTACCAATCCTATTCGCTGAATTCCATATCAGCATGAGGGAATTGGAGGCTTCCCGGAATAGTGGTGCCGGTGTCGATACCGACATGATTAAGCAAGACATGCGCCAACTGAACGAAGAGTTGGAAAAGATGGTTGTCGGTGTCAGTACGCTCACTCTGCCGTTTGGTGGATATTCCATCTATGGATACAAGAATCATCCATCCCGTGAAACGTACACCCTGACTGCGCCTACTGCCGGTGGATGGACAGGTGGCACGTTAGTCACGCAATTGATTGCCATGCGGCAATTGCTGTACAACAACAACCAAATGGGACCCTACACCATTTACCTGGCACCAAATTGGATGCCTTACTTGGATGAGGATTTTTCGGCAACGAAGAATTCCAACACTCTTCGGCAACGAATCACCGCGATTGATTTGTTTCCTACCGTGAGGATCGCCAATTATCTGTCTAACTATGACATTATCATGGTGGACATGAAAGAACAAACTGTTCGGTTGGTGACAGGCTTGAATTGGACCACCATCCAATACAAGTCCCTTGACGAAATGGAAGCCGGATTCAAAATCATCGGCATCAAGGTACCTCAAATTCGTGCCGATTACGAAGGCCAAATCGGCCTGGTTCACGGCTCTGTGTAAATTCCCCCAACAACTCCATAAATGAGGTTACCAATGCGATCATTCAAGATTCGAAAAGGCAGAGGCGGTCATACGTATGACGGGGTTCGGTACACTGCCGGGCAAACCGTGGACGTGAAAGACGACAAGTTGAATTTCGTCGATATGTTCCCAAACAAGTTCTTGGAGGTTACCAAAGGCAAGAAAGTCACGCCTATTCCCCCAGAGGAAGAGGAAGATGATGAAGTTGAGGTTGATGAAGTCGTCGGCACGACGGGAGGTGAAGAGTTGGAAGTTACTTTCTCAAAAGAGAAAGAGGACACGGCACCCGTCGAATCTGAACTTGGTGAAAATGTTACTGCCAAGTTCGGCGTTGCCGTGAAAAATGGATTCAATGTCTTCAAAGATGGCAAAAAGTATTTTGTCACGGAAGAAGGCAATATCAACGAATCCATGAATAACAACCCATTGATGAAAGAAGATGTGGCATCTTTCATCAAAAAGCAATTGAAGTAGGGGGATCGTCATGCCAAGGACAACGAGCGCTGAAGTCCTAGGCATTATGGATGAAATGGAGATAGGGACTGAAAAGAACCTATCTCCATTCATTACTACTGCCAATGTGTTGATAAATTCGGTATGCCTACTTTCAGGGTATACCGATGAGTTGTTGACGGTAATCGAAATGTGGCTATCCGCCCATTTCGTTCGTATCAATTTCGCCGAGGTGCAGAAAGAAGTGATGGGACGTGCCCAAACCGAATTTCTGATGAAGAACGATTTGAATCTGGCACAAACACGGTACGGCCAACAGGCCATGGTTCTGGATTTCAAAGGAAACTTGGCATCCATTAGCAAAGCCAATGATCCTACCAAAACCGGCCGTCCTATGCGTGCCTTTTGGGGTGGCACTGAAAATCGTACCAATCCAGATGGCTGTTGTGATAGGAGCTATGACTACTAATGGCTACCTTACGTGAAACCGTGGTTGTTTGGAAGGCAACGGGAGAGGTGGATGAAACATCACGGGATATAATCTCGGATGATCCACCTTGTGAGTACAAATGTAAATGGGAAGACATGCAGAAACAGTACACCGATCCAATGGGGAATATCGTGATCTCCAGTGCGGTGCTTATTTGTTTCGACGAAATTCCCATTAAGAGTTTTGTTCGTCAGGGGGGATTGGATTGTCTGACATCCACCGTATATTCGGAAAATTCGGATGTTCGGCAGGTGAACGGCAAAATGTCCGCGAAAAATACCAGGGGGACTCGAAAATACATCGAGTATTACCTATGAGTTTCTCAGCCACGTTGACGGTAAATGGTGTCCCAGAAGTGAAGATCAATATGGGCAGATTTATTTTTGCCTATAACGTCAGTGCCGTGAAAGCGATGGAATCGGTGGTGGATTTGCTGTATGACGAATCCCAAAAAATCGTGCCAGTGGACACCGAAGCATTGAAAAAGTCTGGCTATAAAAAAGTGACTTCATTGCCACCAGTGTTTACCATTGGTGAAGTGGGGTACGAAGGTACCACTTACGGCATTTACGTTCACGAAAACCCAGAACATCACCATGATCCCCCAACACAGTACAAGTTTTTGGAACAGCCTATGATGCAAGGTATGGGATCTGGTATGTTTTTCAAAGCATTCCAACAAAATCTAATGGCACAAATGGCAGCTAAATACGGCATTGCCAAGTGGATGTACCCATGAACAACAACATGATCCTTTCCCAACCACCGTCGAAGATAATCCGGCAATATTTGCTTGGGCTATCTCCCGAAGTAATCAAGGATCGTCCTACCAAAACGTTTGTGCCTACCGATTGGCCGTCCACGTATGACAAAATGCCGGACTTGCCTAATCGGATAGCTACCGTGTATCATGGGCCAGGCATAACTGAAGCTAGTGAAATGGATGGGAATTTACGGGTGACTCATCCAAGCATTCAAATTTTGTTGCGGGATTCAGATTCACCTGATTCAATGTGGGTGAAAAGTTCCCAGATAGCCGCCAAAATGGATGAAGCTCATTTGGTGGAAGTTACGTTTGGGGAAAATCCTACCACGAAATTCGTGATACATTCTTGCCGACCAACCTGTCCGCCTGTTCCATTGGGAGCCGAGCGGAATGAGAATACTTCCCAAGGTACGCAGAAAGTGCCAAGGGAAGACGCTAAGCAAACTAGGTATTTGTTGAGTCAAAACTACGTGGTAACCATCACTGAACAGGAGATTACTTAAATGGCTGCCCAAACTACCGCATCGAATAGAAGTGTTTCGATTGGGGGATTGAACTTCACCCAAACTAAATCCCGGTCCGTAGATCAGAATATCGCTTCGAAGCGTATGTCGAATGCTGGGAAAGCTGGCACGTTGTCCACCAGGACTGATAATGACACCGGTGTCGCCACATTGTCAACGGGTCATGGTATTTCCACTGGTGCCAAAGTGGATGTGTACTGGTCTGGGGGGAAACGGTACGGCGTCACTGTGGGTACCGTATCTGGAAATACCGTGCCAATCGACTTAGGCGCGGGAGATAACTATCCAATCGCCACCACTGTTATTACCCTTTGTGTGAGAATCACGGAGCCATTCATTGTCGATGGTGACAACATAGTCAATGTGGCGGCAACTTGTGTTGCTAGGGCTACCGTGTTGTTCGCCGATGTTTCGGACGCGGTACTATTGGCGGTTGAGGTATCGGCGGGAGAGGTTTTCAATTGGAGTACCTTTTCGTCCACGGTGAATCCGTTCGCGGGATTCGCAATCACCCAGTTGTTCATTACGCAATCGGGTGCCGCATCGGTTGAGGTACCTGTCGCGGCGGCAATCGTGAATAGCTAGTTTTACCTTTTCGATTTACACAATCATGGGAGAATTTCATGCCTCGTGGATTACCTGATGGATATAGGACGTTGGTAACATTTGCCGATTTCCCATCCATTCAACTATTTGCTAAAAAAGTCACACCTCCTGGCATTGAAGGTGGTGATGGCATTGATACCACTACCATGCTAAATGATAGGTGGAAGACTAAATACCCTCAATCGTTGATTGAGGCCACCCCGTTGAATTTTACTGCGGCATATAAACCGGAAATATATGTTCAAGCGGTAATTGCCGTAAATCTGCCTCAATATATCACGGTTACATTTCCAAATGGTGATAGTGTGGGGGATTATGGTTGGCTACGATCAATCAAACCCAATTCACATGAAATTGGAGCACAGCCTACGGCGGAATGTGTCGTTGAATTCGGTGGTGAAACTTTCGCCGATCCAGTGGTGGAAACTGGTTTGACGTACGTGGCATCGGTATAACTTTGTTTTTGGAGAATTTGAAATGGCAGACGACAACACCAATGAAATCGCGGAACCAGAATACAGGGAACCCCCTGTTCCCCAAGGACCACCTAAGAAAAGAAGGGTGGTCCTTAAACGTAAGACGGAGGAAATCGAACTTGAATTGGCTGATGGCAAGGTAATCATTGCCACCTTGAAGGAATTGGATGGCCCTTCAAGGGATCAATTGGTGGATATGAACACCACTAGGGTCAAGTTGGACCACAAAGGCAAGCCTTGCGGTTTGAATTCACTACTGGGACAGGACATGTTTGTCCTAGAACGGTGCGTGTTCATCGATGGCAAATTGGTTCCCCGCAAGGATATTGTTTCCTGGCCGGGAAGCGTGCAAGGGGCAGTTGCCTTAATGATTAGGGAACTTTCCAATTTGACGGACGATGAAAACGAGAAAATGGAGAAGGCAAAAAACGGCTAACAGGGGAACGCCTTAGGTGGTTTGAATTGGCAAGTCACCTAAAGAAACCTCTACAGTACGTGCAAAGGCACACCACCAGCACTGAGTTTGTTGAGTGGTGTGCCTTTCTTGATTTACTCTGGGAAAAAAATCATAAGTGGGAATATTATCTGGCTGCTATAATGATTAAGATCGAACAGGCGTTCGCATCCTCTGAATCTGGTGCCTCCGATCTTACCGTTGACGATAGATTGTTCAAATTCAAAATTGGCGCCGAAAAGACGGAAGATGATCTTTCCCAGGAAGAAATCGAGCAAGAAATGGCAATTCAACGAGCTACTTTTGAAGGCGTTATGGCTCGCAATAAAAAACGGCATGAAGTTTTATCTGCTAAACCGAAAAAGGCAGTAACATGATAAATTTCCACGCAGGATCATTGGTAGTTCGTATCGTGGCGGATGCCACTAGGTTTCATTCCGGTATAGCAGGTGCTAGTTCAGGTCTAGGTATTTTTTCCGCTGCCGTTGGTAAATCGGCAGCGGGGTTGCATTCTCAACTCATTCCATCGGTGAGTGCCGCGATCTACAATGTGGTATCTCTTACCAAATCCATTTTTAGCGCTGGCATGGCATTGATGACTCCTTGGAGATGGAATGCCGGTTCCCTTTTACTCAATACCGCCATGGCGATCCCCAAAACAATGGATTTTGCCATCGCTAGTGTTTATAGACTACAAATGGCAGTAATGAGTTTGGGGAAAACTCTTACTTTTGCCTTGACTGCCCCACTGGCTATATTTGGTGTGATGAGTGTTAAGGCATGGGCTGATTTCGACAAAGCTATGATAAACGCCACGGCAGCCGCTGGCGGAGTTGGCAGACGAATGCGTGAAGAACTAGAGAAAACCATCTTCGACATCGCCAGAGTGAGTATAACCTCACCAAAGGACATGGCACAAGCGTACTACTATTTAGTCAGTGCCGGTCTATCGATTCAACAGTCCATGGCATCCCTACCGGTGCTTGAACGATTTTCAGTAGCAGGCATCATGGACATGCGACGTGCCACTGATGTGATCGTGGATATTCAATCCGCTTTGAACATGGTAAGTGCCGATGCCACGGAACATGCGCTAAATATGACTAGGTTGACTGACGTTATCACCACCGCGTCGATCCAATCCAATGCCACAATCGAACAGTTGGCGGCATCGTTGACCAATAAGTCTGCCTCTGCCATGAGGCTATTCAACATTTCATTAGAAGAAGGTACCGCGGCATTGATGGTTTATGCCCAACAGGGTACCAAAGCTGAAATCGCAGGTGAACGATTGGCAATGGTATTACGGGATTTGCAGGCCGTGAATATCATCAATCGCTCGGAATGGCTTCACCAGGGAATTTCAGTGTATGATTTAACGGGAAAAATGTTACCATTGGCGGAAATTATCGGTCAATTGGAAGATCGCATGCGAGGCATGAACGATGAAAGTAAACGTGCCTTGTTGATTGCCTTGCGATTCCCAAGTCGTTCCATTAGCGCGTTGTTGCCTTTGATTGGTAGAAGCGATCAACTGTCCCGTTTCACGGATGAGCTTACCAGAAACGCGGCAGGTGCCACTGAACGCGTAGCTAGGGAAATGCTTCAATCGTTTTCTGCCCAAACAAGTATTTTCTGGAATCATGTGGTTATGGCGGCAATCGAAGCTGGCAGACAATTGGCTCCCATTATCGCCAAAATCAATAATATGTTGAAAGGCATGGCGGAATATTGGTTGGCATTGAATCCAGCCATTCGTAATGGATTGATGGGTTTTCTATTCGTAGCGGCGTTAGTGGGACCGGTAATGTTGTTGCTGGGATTGATTCTAATGCTGGGAGCGGCATTGGTTACCTTCTTAATCAATCCATTGGCATGGTTAGCGGTGATTGGCATGGGATTGTTGGTAAGGAACACGGAATCCTTATCGAAATTGTGGGACAGCGCCACGACTAACTTCGGTACGTTTATTTCCGAAGCTGGTAAATACCTTTACAACTTCAAAGAGAATTTCGATATTCTTTCCGATTGGGTATACAACAATTGGCCTGCCATTTTACGGGACGTTGGGGTGATCGCTCTTGCGGGATTGTTGGTTGTCCTACACAAGATTTGGCTAGGATTTAGGGTCATTGGGGAAGGTATTGGTGCCAATTGGAAGGAAATCATAAATGGGTTAGTAAACGGTACTATGATATTTTCCCGGAATTTGTTGGCGAATTTGATAACGCTAACTCCCGCTATTATGCGATTAACCACTGAATGGGGTGGTCAATTCGCATTGATTGTTGGCAATTTAGTGGCCCTTACCATGCATATGACCCAAAGAATGACTGCAAATATGGTGACCTTGATAGTATACATTGTGCAATTTCTCGGTGAAGCGATAACACGATTATCACCGTTGATTATAACGGTTTTCGCCAATATGGGGGTAAACCTAAGACGGTTTTTAATCAATAGTGCCAATGATATAACCAGGGCTTTCAATCCAGTCGCGGGACTGGCATTACCTGCTAATTTGCCATACGTCGATCTCTTGTCTGGCATAGATTTGGATAAAGTGGGCAGACAAGTGAGACAAACGTGGGTCCGTATATGGGATGGTGGCAGGGGATTTCAAAATGTGATTGCCGATAATTTCCAATTTCCATTCGCGGTAAATTTAGCCAGGGGATGGAATAACTTTGTGGCGGAGGTTCAAGCGCAATGGCCGAATTTGGTGGGATTATTCGATGGATTCGATTTCAACTTTGGTGATCCAGCCAATTGGTTGGCGGCATGGAATCGTGCCGTTCACGATTTCACGCATTCAGGTACTTTCCGAGAATTCGTGAATATGTTAGGTGGCTTGGGAACCCTAATGCCTAATTTGAACAATAGAATACCTACTAGAGTCGAAGAATTGGGAAGTCACACAGGTATGTTAGGCATGCTGTCCAATCCAATGGGTGGATTGGCAGGTATGGGGAATGCTTCAGCATTTGGTAACTTTGGGATTGGTAGAAATGCCATTGGGGCTATTAGTGGTCTGGGTGTTGGTTCCCAGGGAACCGGCATGGCTGGACTGAATGCCGCTACATTGGCGTTGGTAAACGGAATGAGTCAGGTGGGATCTAGAGGTGGTGCCCGAGCATTCCCTGAAGTCAGCAATATGTCGGGAAGCCAATTCGAACAAGTAAGCACCAGACGATTCGAATTGGATGGTCCATACGGGTTGGCGAACACTCCAAAGGGTGGAATGCACGTACGGGATCCCGAAGCCCACCGACTTCTCGACAATATTAGACAAGAAATCAATCCAGGTTTGGGGAATTAACAATGGCACGCGCTAGAGTTGACAATATCACCATGTTGAGTGCCGAGGAATACCTTGGCGCATTCACCAAGGTAGTCCGTAGAGCTAGGGTAGTTGGTTGCGTCACTAAAGGATATAATATCCTGAATGAGGCGTTGAACGCGACAGATATGCCCCAATACGGCCACGGACTGGTAGGCGTGAACGGTGCCGATAGTTCCATGGCACATTTGAGATGTGCCGGAAGATCACCAAAAATTATCGCCAATAATGCCGTGGAAGTAGATCTTACCTACGAAAGTCTTTTGGCGGATGCCAATCAGAATTTGGATAATACTGTATTACCAGATGGGCAAAAGAATATATTTGCCATCATATATGGTACCCATAAAACTTCATTGGTACAAAAGAAAACCAATTTCTACCGTGAGAATGGTGTGGGACCTAGGATTCAATTGTTCGTGTCCCACACATTTCCAAGAGGTAATGGGGAAGAGCAAGCGGGGGTTCTCAAGAACCAAGGTGGGGAAATAGATATTCACGAACCCCAAAGCAATTACAAATTCGCAGGGGTAGTGAATACACCATACCCATGGCTACTTGAAGATGCCTTGATTGGATCGGTGAATTCCACCGCATGGATGAATAGGGTGCCATTTACCTGGATGTGTACTGAGGTATCTTACCGGATGCTTCGATTGTACCGATACCGATTCGAATTCGAATTTCAAAGCAATGAAGATTTGTGGCAACCCGAAATAGTGTTCATCGACGAAAGAACAGGTAGGGTACCTGAGCGGTTGGTAGATGGGGTAGGTAAAAAGAAAATCCCATATTATCGTCCACGTAATTTCAATTTGGCGTTTGGGTCCATGTTCGAAGGATGGGCTGGAATATAAACAAAAGGTGGATGATGCCTGGATTATTCAGTAAACCAAGTGAGTTTGTGCCGGGGAATAGAAGTCCACTAAGCGCTGGTGCCTTGAATAAGATTTTGTCGGCCACAAGTAGGCAGGTAATTGGTGGTACCCCAGTTTCCATGTTTGGCGATAGGGTTGTGCTAAATCGCAATCAAGAAGTAGTGGCACGTAGAAAACAAGCGGCACCTTTCCGAGTCGTATCTGAGGATTTCGATTGGCTGTTGTGTGTGCCATGGATTCCAATTGGTACTTTGTATGCCCACGATTCTACTTTGAATTCCGATTCCGCCACATTCGATACTTCACAATACGTCTACGTGGCGAAGCCACGATTGCTCCAGCGGGCTCCATTCGACGGAAAGGTCGTAACGTTTCTGGAAGGGTATACCGAGACGTATGTCTACGATGAAGAGGTGTTTTCATACCGTAAAACGTATGGTAGTCCCTATGGCGAATACGTGGATGAGTATCTATCCCCTGATTACTTTACGGGGGATTTAATTTGGGCAATCCGTGGTGTCACGGGATTGATGGAGCCTACCAATCCTTTGTTGGTTTTTCCGGGAGTAATTCTGTCCCCCGTGGAATTGGGAATTTCCTTTGATATTGAATTGTTGTATACAATTGGCATTGGAGCATTTCTTAAAATTGAGTGGGAATCCATCCCAGATGTTTTGGGGAATGTCACTAAATACACAATGCAGGTAGAAGTGGTTTCCGTGGATCTTGTCACGGGAGTAGTTGTTGTCAGTGTTGTTAATCCCACGCAAAATTTGCCAGTAGTGAGCACTCTAGTTGGGCTGTCATTGGAAGTTCCCATAGTGTGGGAAGACATAAATGAAGGGGCACGTAAATGGCTCACCGGTGGTGCGCCAATATACAGTTTTTTCAAATTGGTGAGTTTATCTCCCTACTTCGATAAATACTATTTGGCTATTTATCAAATAAGCCAGGCTACCGAAACAGGAGATATAGTATGGCAAGATGTTGCTTCGGATGTTTACAAGTATGCCTTTGTCGAATTGATAAATTTGACGACACCTAATTCCGATTTGGATACCGTGTATGTGGGATTTCCCACAAAAGGCGATATTAGAAAACTGACTCATCCTGTCCATGGGGATCTTTGGCTGTATGACGTTTTGTATTACAGCAATCTTTGTAAAATACCGGTAGTGATTCAGATTGAAGGTGGGGATAACGCCAGTGGACATGATTGGACGGCATTGCAGCAGGTAGTTGGCACTCCCAATACATGGCAACCTGACGCAGCTGGATACACCAATGTTTCCACAGGTGTTAAGATGTACGAATTGAATGAAAACGATGTAGGGGCGGGACCTGTTCGTTATCTGGGACACTACGACATTTGTAGGCAGGTAGCTTTTTTTTTATTCAGTCTTAGTGAACTCACTGGTAGAGTCATCGTCATGTTTCTAGAATCTTCGCCTAGTATTGGGGATTTGTATTCGGCAAAAATCTACACCGAAAATGTATCCTCGGGAACGGGCCTTGTGGAATGGGTAGCTGGTTCCGAGGTTTACGCATTCCCGATCAACGCGAATCTTATTCCGACGTTGGAAACAAAATATTTCGCACGGCGTTCGGATGGGGAAGAGATCGTAAATAGCCGACTTGTTTACACGGTAGACCGTTGCTGTGATGCGCCAATCGATCAGAGTTCGAGCGGTGGGACGGATAACTGTTTGTGCTTATTCCCGGAAATAATGACGGCGACTTTGGATGATGGCAGTCTCACTCCTCAAGAATACACAATTACAATGTCAGGGGGAGGGAACTCCACGCAGCAAGAATGGGAGGGTGGGGGTACTTATAATTGGGGGACAGGGCATTCTTGCACAATCGCAATATACTTGGTGTGTGTTGCTAACCCACCTGCCGGAACCCGGTCCATTCTTGCGTCAGTAACTTTTTCCGCGTGCGATGAGACCCCGCCCATCACTGATGCTGTCAGTTTCGTACGGGAATGCGACGATCCCAATGGCTTGTACTTCAATAATTCGTCATGGGAAACGGGCGGTGGATTCGAATTGAGTATAGGATAACAAATGGCATCTTCACTACTTGCAAACCTGATGTTTACGTCACGAACTCCCGCGATAGGATCGCTACACCCGGCAACGCGATACTCGCATGCCGTGGACGCGGCCGGTCTTGTGCAATGGATTCCGCAAGCAGATGTGCTGGCGTTCGACATCAACAACGGCAATCCGCCACTGGAGACGATGTTCAAGGCTCGCAAAGCCCGCGTCATTGGCGGGGCGTCTGTGTTGGGCAAGCCGGTATACAAGGTCGATTCGTGTTGCCTGCTAATTGATGATGACGAGTATTATTTGTGGGACTGTGAAAGTTTCACGACATCCCCGCAAAGCGCGACTCTGCATTACTACAATCATTACTACGAGGGTTATGACGTAATTGTCAGGACTATGGGCATCGCAATGATTCCCACTACACCTGGACAAACGATGGGGGAGGGGTCATGGGTAATCCGGTATGAGAATGGCCCATGGTCGTATTCATCCCGAATATTTTATACTGCCCGCGCTACATGCATTACAATTGGGAATGAAGGGTCGGGGTTATTCTGGGAACTTTGGTTTTCAGCCGACCAGTTCATCGATAACGAGGGAATTGAAGGGCCAAAAACCCCACAGACTGGCACCACCGTATACCAGAGTTTTGTGCCATTCACCGAAGATCAAACAATCAAGGGTGGGTGCTGCGCACCGAACGGATGCGTAAGCAACCCGTGCCAAGGAGGCAGAAGGCAATGGTTTGCTACGAACGCTAGTTATCACAACATTCCATTTTGGCTTCAAGCATAGGAGGATAAGTTGGCAATTCCATGCCGAGGCTGCCTCGGAGAAGGCCCGGACGCCCAATATGGCGTTGCCGCCTCTGCGTCTAGCCTTGTTTCCGAGTGGCTCTTGTCCGGCATCAAAGACCCGATGCCGACGCCGGTTCACGATCCGAAAGATTGGACCTGGCACACGCGGTTCGCGACGACTGCCGAACACGTCGCGGCACTAGAAGCCCTGGGACAAATGGACCTTCCCCCTCACGAGGCCAAAGGCGAGGGCATGGTCTACGTAGGTGGTGATATTCCAGGGGAACCATACAAACAGTATGGCTTGGGTGTAGCTGCCGGAATCCACATGGCTCGATGGTCTGGGTATCACGGACCCATCGAGTGGTGGTTCGATTCGAAAAAGGAAACCGCTCGCCAGTACGACATGCGGGACCTGGGAGACGTTCGAATTAGGGATATTCAGGATTTGAATCCATTGCCAAGAATGCGTGTAGGGTGGCCGAATAAACTCACGGCAATCGTCCATAGTGCATTTCGCCGCGTGTTGTTTTTGGACGCGGATGCCCACCTTGTGGCATCACCGGATACCCTGTTCTCTTTGCTGGACGAGGTAAGTTTTGTTCATTGGACGAAAAACGATATGCGGGCAGTAGTCGCCAGAGCTTGGCCTCATGGTGGTTTCGGTGGGAGTTTTGGTATCACGGGAGGTCAACTACTGATCGACACGATAGCGGCTCGCAGATTGGTGGTAATAGCTCATTGGGTGAATCAACATGCTGATTATTACTATCCTTCCAAAACGCACAAGCAGGCTCAATATTACCTGTTCGGCGACGAAGATACGTGGCCTTTGAGTTTTGCCGTCTGCAAACACTACGGGTATGTTTTCAAGACCCGAGACCTAGGCAAAACAGTCTACAGTAAGAACGGGTGCGAGTTTTCCCATGAGGGAAAAACACGAATTGCCCATTGGTCCAACAACAAAATGAATTCGAGCGGATGGCACCCGTTGCCGGAAAGCCGGTTCAAGTGTTCGGAACAAGCCGTGGCGATGAGGAACGAAGCATTGCGAGGCAGGGACCGAAAGGTCGTGGGCGCTCCCGCGCAGTGGCGATACCAAGAAGGGACTACCGATCTGAAGAGGTTCGGCATCATTGCCACGCGGAACGAATACCGATTGCCGGACACGTTCGAGCCAGAAGACGTGATTCTTGACGTAGGTGGAAATCACGGTACCTTCACACATGCCTGCCATCAGCGAGGTGCTGGGAGAATCGTAAGCGTGGAACCGCATCCAGACAACTTGGTAATCCTGCGGCATAATTGCCCCTATTCGGAAATACATGAGGTAGCCCTATGGTCGGAAGAAAACAGGGACAAACTCACGCTCATCGATCACAGTACCACCAACACAGGCGACGCCAGATTAGGTGTAGGAGGCATGGCGGTCACGGTCGAAGGATTCGACACATTCGTTCACCGTGTTCGTGGTGACCAGCCTATTCGCTTTCTCAAGCTAGATTGCGAGGGAGCCGAGATCCCAATTTTGATGACTTCGCAACGCCTCAGACAAGTCCAAGAGATTGCCTGCGAGGTACATACCGAAGCTTCACAGTGGGACATGATTATCAAGGCAATACGCGGCAGACTTTCCGATGAGGGATTCAGTATAATCACTGAAGTGGAACAATTCAAAGGGCAGGGACTGATTTTCGCAAAAAGAGGTAATTAAATGACTAAAACCAAAGAAGTCGATTTAGCAAACGAAGAAGATTGGAAGTTGGCAGATTTCTGGCAGATTCCAATGCAAACCGCGCAAGAACTTTTCATGGGAGTGAAACAAGTAGATTCGGATTTGGTTGTGTTGAAATCCACCGATTTCCAAATTGCCATGGTGTGTGTCAATCTATGTATCGATACGGCAAGAAAAACAAGAGAACAATGGAAACCAGGTGTCAAAAACGAACGTACCGAGATAACTGTACATTGGTAATAGGTTAATCGGTTGTTGGGAGTTTTCTAATGAAACTCCCAACAATGAGTAAAATGGCGTTGAAACTCTTTTTGTAAAGGGATACCATGAAAATTGGAACTGTGGTACGTAACGCGATGGTGGATTCGGCAGTGGATCTAATCGACGCTGGGGCAGGTGCTGGAACAATCGAGATTAGAACAGGAGCACCTCCTACCAACGTGGCTGACGCTGATTCTGGCACGCTGCTGGCCACATTGACCATGACTGATCCAGCATTTGGTTCGTCAGCCACTGGCACGGCTACTGCCAATTCCATCACTAGCGATACTAACGTCGATGCTAGTGGAACGGCAGGTCATTTCAGGATAAAAGATTCGAATGCCGTTTCGTTATTCCAAGGTACTTGTGGTACCAGTGGGGCGGATTTGAATTTCAATACCGTCACATTCGTGGCTGGTGGTACCTGTGCGATTTCTTCTCTAACCATGACACAGCCTGTGGGGACTTGATGAATACTTCGATAGGAACTTACCATCACCTATACAATCGATTGTGGTTCCCCGGGACATTCTCCAATTACTTTCAACCGGTAATGCGGGTAAAATCCCCCGGAGTAAAGGGATCGATTCTTCTAATTACCGCTACCACGTCAGTGGTAAACGATTACTCCCCAGATAAACCTGAAAACGGGTTGGGGTGGAGAAAGCCGGCGTTCTTGGCATCCTTCATCCAAATTTCCAAGGTTGAAAATGAAAATTCCAACAAAGTCACCGGTATGATAGTGTCCGATATGAATGGGGAAAACATCTATCCAGCCGGGTATACAGGGAAAGGGTCCAGAATTGACGTATACAAAACACCTACTAAAACCGTGTTTGATGTTGTCCAACCCTGGGAAACGTGTATAATTGAATTTGTGCTATACACCAGATCCACGGAATCCCAACGAACCGATTCTTTATTCGTACCGGGGGATAATTCTCCATCAGATAGTAAATATGGGAAATTATCCGTTGTCGCTTTAGGGGGAGATTGAAATGGCTACCAATAAGGGGCTACATGAAATGAGTAACCAGGAACTTGTTTTGGAAAACAAAAGGCTGATGAAAGTTCGCGCGGAGGCATTCACTCAAATGAATACCATCAGTCAGGAAATGACCAATCGTTTCGCCAAGGAAAAGGCCGTGAAATTGGCGTCGAAACTCACACAAGGCGAATTGCGGGCATTGTTGGAAGTCTCGCAAGAATCCGCCAAATCCCAAAAAGCGTGAGAGGCATGATGAGAGTAGAAGCTAAACCGACATACCTGTCGGCAATCACCGACAGGTATGTCATTAAAGGAGAAGCCACGATGAATAGTCCGGGTGCGTTGGTTCCACAAATGGAAAGAGGGGATGCCACTAGGGATCCTGCCAGCGATTACACGCTTGTTAGGGAAGACTTAGAAAGGGCGGGGGATAGGGAAAACCGCGCGTTGGCGAGTACAGCCATGTGTTGGATTCGTCGTTGCGTCCATTCCGAGGAATTCGCCAAGGCATTGGAAAAGGAATTGGAAACTCTGAGAAGGAGGTAGACAATGGCATTCACGGAATTTTGTTGTCGGTCTGGTGGCTCGAACTTGAACGCGGGAACTCGTACGGGAAATAGCACGGTAC